TCTAGCCATACCTTGTACTTGTAGTCCGTTACGTACAGCACGTTCAGCGGCATTAATTAGGTCTTTCTCGTTACCACCCAGCGCAAACTGTACATCACCACCTTCAGCCATACCTAGTGCGGCACGAGCGCCCCCTATAGCACCGCCGAATACAGGGCTAAGTCCTTTGTATAACGAGTTAGTAGGGGCTTGCGAAGAGGCCGCACTAGAAGCATTAGCACTCTGCACGTATTGCTCTACAGGGTCTATATTATTGTCGAACCCGTTTTCTATTAATTGAGTGTTATCAGTAGCTGTGGTTAATTCATTAAGTGGTTGAGCTAACCTATCTGCTGAACTACCAGCACCGCCTTTACCCCCAAGACCAGAACTAGGACCAGAACCTCCGCCACCACTACCAAATGTCTGCTGCTCCTGATGCGAAACGTTCATTAAAAACTGCATCCTTTTTTGGTCAAACTCTGGATCACCATACTTGTTATCTAAGTATGCGCCGTATTGTTGTAGTCCACCCGTCTGCCCACTAATACCACCTCTGCGGGACATCTGATCCATATGCACCTGATTCCGCCCAAGACTACCACCCTCACTCATGGTTAACACGCCAGCGCGTTTGTCAGTGTTGTATTTAAAAAGAGCCTCATAGGAAGGGTTAGTATCCGAATAACCGTTTGCAATCAGCCATTCAGCAGGGGGGCTTAATACCTGCTGTTTAGCAAATTCGCTTTCAGTTGAAATAGCAGGCATGGTGCTAGTAGGTGCAGTAGCTTGCGTACCTGCAGAGCGGCGTACCCCAGAGATACCACCATCATCGCCCCCCTGCATGCTTCTTTGCGTGTCTAACTCTAACGCTAAAGAATTACCCGTTTCGGGGTTAATTTCATAGCTATTACCAAACATATTCATTTTAAATTGCTTAGAGGTATCACCGTCTCTATAATAAGAACCTTGTATACGATTTCCACCTTCCCGCGCTTTAGTAAGTTCTTCTTTAGTATATGTTGATGGACTCGCACCTTTTACAGGTTCGCCACTAGCAAGAACCGCATTGTCCCCGGACTGACCCCCCGACTGTGGGGTATTATACCGATTATATGTGAGTCCTGCAGCAACACCTACTGGTCCTAGCGCCATACCACCTAACATAGGAAGCAACGACTGTATTCCTGTAATAGGTCTATCGGTACTAGACCCGTCTGAGTTAGTTTTCGCTTGCGGTACTCTAGGACTACTTTCGTATTTGGCCCTGTTAGTGTTTTCGTTATCTGAACTGCCTTTACCTGAAGCAGCTCTATCTGCTTTGGTCGCTACCTTCCCAGTGCTTTCATTAATTAGATCACCGCGCTCATAAGAGTAACCATCATTAGGCGTAAATGTATTAGCTACGCTTTCTTCAAAGCTGTTGCCGCCACCAACTGTATTAGCCCATGCACCCATTAGAAAATATCCTTCATACTACTATCCTCAGTTCACCGCCAGCAGTCTTGTAGACACTGTTAACGGCTAGTCCGCCAGATACTGCTGCTGTGTTATTAGCAAACACAGGGAGATTAGTCATCACTATAGTTGTACCCCGTATAGGGCCGGGATTACTCATCTGCTGTGCATACAACGCAAAGCTACGCGTCATCTGTGCAAAGTATCCTGCATCGTATTCTACAGGTACATCGGCAAAAAATGGAATAGGTACTTCAGTAGTCATTATCGTCTCCCATCTGGACGTACATCTATTCTGGGAGTACCTAGTCGCCATGATACCCCCAACACACCTGCTGTTGAAGCTAACTTTAATGCTATAGATCGACCTCTAATGCGTATATCTACTTCTTCAGTAAATGTACCTACAGGTATTGATTGCCCTGTTAGTGTGTTATCCTCAGTACCAAAAGCACTACCACCCGGACTATTTCTAGCAGATAGACTAAGTTCTGCTGTGGCTGTAGCACCACCTGTAGAGTTTCTAAACGATATGTCGGGTAGTAGCCTGCGCCCAAACATAAACTGATTACCGCTACTTAGCTCTATAGGACTAGATTCTATAAATGCCCCTATACTAGATGCAGGAGATGTACTGCCATCATCAGTGCCAAACTCATGTGTGTATAAGTACCCATCTGTAGCCGCAGCTATAGGGTTTCCTGCGTGAGTATTATCCATCCATGCAGTGCGGTTAAGGTTGCCATAATACCAAATGTTTTGAGCGTAATTAAATACTACGTACTTATTATTGTTCAGAGAATTTAAAGACGGGTAGAACCACCACACCTCAGAAAAGGCTGTATTGCTACCTGCCATCACTTTAGATTGTTGTGCTAAGTTTAAGTCTGCAAATACGTATTCTTTTACTGTGCAGGGTATTTCTTTAACATTACCATTATATAGATAGAACTGCCCTCTACCCATCCAGTACACAGCATCTCCTATAGCTACAGCAGCGTTCTGCCCCGTTATAGAAATGTTTCTAGATACTTCCGAAAGGCCATAAATAAACGGATCACCTACATACTGCAGCGCGTGTGCAGACATATCTGTTAAAACAAGTATCTGTTGTTTGGTTTGCACCGCTGCAATAATGGCACTGCCTGAGCTAAGTTGTAATTCTCCTGCAGTGTTAGTGTCTAGGGTACGCCATTCAACTGCGGATTCTTGACTAGAAAATCTAATCGTTAACGGGTCTTGTGTGCCAGAAGCACCTTCAGGATCGCACCCAAATGCAATTACGTGTCGATCTTTTTCAGATACTAGAATAATAGCGGCTACAGTAGGCGCAGATTGTGCGTTGGTTAAATCGCTTAATGCTACTGCTCTTGCGCCGAACCCACTTGAAGTATCCCAATAAAATATACCCCCATTACGTACACACATAATAAGGTCTTCGCCAAAGTTATCCTGCGACCATAAGCGTAATGATTCAGCCGGAATGGTTATATCAGCCTCAACTCCCCACCCTCTATTAGGATCGTTCCACGGTCCCGCACCCCAACCTGCGCCAAAAGTAGCATTATCTTGCCCTGTATTTATTTGGTACGCAGCCTTAGAACTAGCTCCACCATTACCGGTATCAGAGCCATTAGCTGTAGCCGTAGCTATAAACTTATAGCTATTTGCGTTTACTACCTCATATATTTGATATTCACGATTTAGCACCGCAGCCGTTATTTGACCTCCTAGCCCATCAGGATTTGTTGATACTCCCGAAAACGTAACAAAGTCATTTGATGCCGCTCCATGTGACGTATCGGTAGCAGTTATTATGTTTGACCCGTTAGTAGCTGCAAACGTAACCGCATTGTTAGATGACCGGATAGGAGTTACATCGTTAGCTTGAATACCTTCAAATACATAAAACTTTAGGCTAGTACCCGCACCTATGAAGTTTCCTCCTCTTAGGCTAGTCCAGTTAAACAACGACCTACATGCGCCTAAAATAGCTATAGGGTTAAACTTTGCCCAACCTCCAATAGTTTCAGGAAAACCCATACGAAACCTAATGCGATTACTATCAAACCAGCCACCATCATTACTATAGCGAGTTACGTCACGGACAATTCCGGGTTTAAACTGTAGTTTCGTATAGGCCATAGACGGGTCTCCTAGAACATTATCTCAAAGTGCGGTGCGTCTATAAACGGTCTGCGAGCCTGTGATCTGCGTGTATCTATGTACGAACACATAGCATGTTCTGCTGTACCGTCATAGGCACCTAGATCATCAATAGTCCATGCAGCGCCCCACCGTAACTTAACACCTGCAGCCTCCGCGCCTTCTTTCATGGCATCGGCAATCTCATCGTACAGATTAAGTTCCCATCGACCACCATCACAGTAAGCCATTAGGTCTACGGCGTTACCATCAATGTGTTTTGATTTCATGGTTTGCGATGCGCCCTTTGCTACTAAGGCGCGCTGTTCTTCTATTGTCCGCAACCCGCAGATCACCGAGAAGTCTTGTTTGGTAACACCTATGGCGTACTTCACGACAGTTATCAGACTTTCGTTTACACCTTCTAGCCTAGACAGACTTCGTTTACTTAGCTTGTATCCCATAACTATTTCTTCCCAAAAAACTTGCTTACAGACCGCATACCTATACTAGCACTAACGATCCCACCCAACGCAATTTGATACCACTGAGGCATAACTTCCAAAGCCATAAAGCCCTTAGCAACTATGTCATTTCCCCAATCCCCGCAGAAGGCTAATATTAGTGGAATACTGAAAAGTAGGGTAATCCATTCATCCTTCCAAGAATTATCAGCGCCCTTTATAGCTGCAATATCCCAATCAATCTCACCTGTGAGTTGCTTCTTACGCACCTCTGCTTCGGTCAGTTTGATCTGTGTCTTACCGTCTATTACCGAGGTAGCTAAACCTGTAAGACTGCTTATAAGTTGTGTTATCATTTCTCTGATCCTAGCCATACCGCAAACGCGCCCGTCATGGACCCAGAACAAATTGATATCATCGCGGACTGCTGTGTAGACAAATCCTCTAAAGTCATCCCCCACTCCAGAACCCGTATATACATCACGGTCATTACAAACATCATAAGTCTCGGCATAAGACGATATTCTAGTATAGTCTTAAAAGTTATAGACATCAGAAACCTCCTTTAAGGCCATCTAATATTTCGGACAAACTAGGTCGTTTATCCTTCTTTTCATAGACGCAACTAAATACCTTCGGACACTCTGAAAAACTAAGCGTAGGGTAATGATATCCCAGCCCACCAAAACCCGCACTGAATCTATATACACATACCTTTTGGTCATTTACGTCTGTAAACCTCTTCCATAGGTGACACTTTACATGAGTTGGATTAGCAACCCCCACAAGTGTTACTGATAGTATTAGCGCATTTATCACTGTGTAGCCAATACTATTAAATATAGGCCACCACCTAACACACTAAGGATACCTAAAGACAGGCCACCAATAGCTGCATTGTTTGCCATCTGTCTCTTTGCTTCCATAGCTGCGTACACCGTATCTTCTCTTTCTTTGCGTATCTGTCTACGCATACCTAACATCTCATCGTAGGTTCCTAAACCGAACCTGTAATCTAACATAAACTTAATCTCTTTTTCTTTCTCAAGCAAAGTTTTCTTACGGATAACAATATCCATAGCCTGTTGTTCTATGTTGTCAGAACCTTGAGTTTGTTTGTCTAGCCACGTAGGGTTCTTACGTTGAGACTCCGCACGGGTAATGTCCGCAACTGCACAGTACCAAGACCCAAGTTGCTTACTAACATCCTGCATCTCACGGCCTGCGCCAACCAATAGTTTTACGCCTTTAAAGGCTGCATTAGCTGCTGCAAAAGCTGTAACGGGGTCAATCATATATCGTTACCTCTGCAGAACTTACTCCATACGGTTTAAGATCGCTAGTAACATCAAGATAGTGGCACCTGATGTACCTATTAGAACGGTCTCAAGGCGTTTTATCCTAGTAAAAACCTCTTTAAATTGTATTCTAACTTCTGTCTGCACAGCGATCATATCCCGTTCTAGCGCCGAGACGCGCTCATTCATATCTGGCATTGCTACTAAAACACCCCACCACCAATGGAGGCAGGGGCAGTAACAGTAATAGCAACATCTTTTCCTTCTGCCCCTGTCCACGGATTTTTACATTTAGGGCAAGTACCTTCAGGATAAGAAGCAACTTTTTCAGGGGCGTCTACTGCATTACCACACGAAGCGCAGTGGATAATATCCTTACTTGTAGCGGGTGCCCCCATAACCCCACCGGGCATTGTTATAACAGTATCAACCATATCATCACCTCTAATCATTAATTTAGCTAGGCTCAACGGGCCAAGTTACATTTGCAGGAAACCCAGCTTGTGTAGGTACGGCACGTAATGCAGCACGATAAGTAATCCATGCGTCTGGCATGGTAACGTCACTGCCAGCCATCCAATCGCAAGCCGCTAGTTTGGCGTTACGTTCTTCACGGACTAAAACTTCTGGTGCAATAGGCGCAGGTTCTGGATCAGACTCTACAACAGGGATGTTTTCTACAACCCACTTTGTGCCCTCCCATTTAGCAAGCTGGCTGTAAGTTATAGTTGGTGGTGCAGTCTCTACACAGCCTGCTGGGATAAGCCAATTATTACTATCCAAAGGGTCTTGGTCTGCTGTTGTAATGCCTACATAGACACCATTTAAATCTGTTTGATATACGTTCATATCGGCGTCTCCTTAATATTTAATGCAAGCAAGCAGGGCAATGTTGCGTGATCGGGTTTCACCTCCCCTGTTATCAAAACTTAGTGAGATAAGAGGTGACACATTACCGCCAGAGTATATTTTGGGCGAGGTGGTCCCGTCCATTGGGACAGCTACACTTGTGGCACTCCCAGTTACCCCTGAGAAGAATCTAGCTCTTGAAAAGTTATTGGTCCGTTGCGCCTGTGCAGAGCCGAATACACGGTCGGCATCAATCTCACGGCCATCATCCCAACCACGCATAAATTCACCACGAAGGTCTGGAACAAGGAATGTTGTACTGTCATCCCCAGCGCCAAAAGTTGTTCCTATTGCTGTAAACAAAGCAGAATAAGTTGAACGGGACACCTCTGCACCGTTAGCTTTTAAATAGCCAGAAGGCGCAGTGTTAGCTGCGTGGTAGATTACTCCTCCTACGGGATAAAAAGTACCAAGATCAGCAAATGACAAATCAGTGCCATCGGACGTTAGAACTGTTCCAGCAGCGCCTTTAGCTAGTCTGGCTGTTTCGCCAGAAGCGTTACCGTACAATATACTGCCGCGAGTAAGATCGGTTAATTGATTTATTTCAGTTGCATCGGCTGTTACACCATCAAGAATATTTAACTCGTCGCCCGTAGACGTAACCGGTGTAGAGCCAATGGTTAATTTATCTTGAGGCACCACCAATCCAGCCGCGCCACCAAGAATTAAATCATCCTCACTTGCATCCCACTGCATGTATGCACTGGCCGTATCTCCAAAAAACTTAACGTCGTAACCTGTATCATCAATGCCTACTGTTAGTGTGCTGTCTAATTGTACAGCGCCGTCAATATCTACAGCATCAAGGTTTGTGATTCCGTCTACGTCTAGGTCTGTACCAACGAACAACTTCTTAGCTATACCAACACCACCGTCAACAATCAAAGCGCCTGAAGTTGAGCTGGTTGAATCAGTATCAAGATTTAAATTAACAGCGCCGCTTGTATCAAGAGTTCCTACAGTAGTATTACCAGAAGTAATACCACCAGACACACTCAGATTAGTAACGCCCAACGTGCCAATCTCAGCCACGGCTGCGCCAGTACCTGCACCATCTAAGTATACGAGCTTGGTTTGTCCTGTCGGAATTATAACTTCATTGCCAGAACCCTGCTTTACACTAATGCTTTGAGAGCCGGTTGTGCCGTTCTCAATGTACATCACTCGGTTTATTGTAAGGGGAGCTATAGTTAATGTTCTTGTAGCAGTTAAGTTGAGGGTTGATGTAACTTTAAAGTACATAGCCCGTACTGGATCAGTCGTGCCATCCGCTATGACAGTTTCTTTGTTTGCGTCTTGGTCAAAAGTTGCCTCTGTACCAAAGCCCATAGCCTCTGCAATTAGTTCGAGATTTGTGTTAGTTGTATCGCCCCAAGTGCCAGTTTGGTCGCCTGAACCGATCTCTTCTAGCCGAAGATCATTTGCATATGTACTAGCCATGTGAGTTTCCTAAGCTGCTATTCTTGTCCAGATTGTGTTCGGGTCTGGAACTAAGTTACCCCATGTTGTGTTCGGGTCTGGAACTAAATTACCCCACACAGTTACATTTGCTATCTGCCCTGTAGCCAAGACTCCAGTTAGAATTACAAAAGAGCCTCCAGCAACTGTAACTGATCCTACACTACTTGTACCGAAAACACTAGCAACAGATACACTAGCGCCAGCGGCTACAGTAACATCGTTAGTAGATGCAGTACCAGAAACACTGCCAATCGAAAAATTAGCGTCAGCGGTTACAGTAACATCGTTAGTAGATGCAGTACCAGAAACACTGGCAATCGAAAAATTAGCGCCAGCGGCTACAGTAACATCGTTAGTAGATGCAGTACCAGAAACACTGGCAATCGAAAAATTAGCGTCAGCGGTTACAGTAACATCGTTAGTAGATGCAGTACCAGAAACACTGGCAACAGATACACTAGCGCCAGCGGCTACAGTAACATCGTTAGT